GGTAAAAATTATCTTATATTATATAATAATAACAATTATAAAAAGAAAAAACAAAAAGCAGATTTAACTGCAGTAGATGAAGATGAAGGTATTTTACATCAATTGGGTAGGGATGGACGTAAACAAGAAATAAAAGATTTTATAGATTATCTTACCGAATATATTGACAAACATATGTTTACAATGTTTAAAAAAGATAAGGATAGAAGAGTCTGTGATGCTATAAATACATTATTTAAACGTAGAGAAAATTTAGAGATTTTTAATAAAAAAGCGCTTTATATTTATATTCGCGAAATGACAGATGTAGATACTCCTGTTATAACTAAAGTAACAAAAAAATTAAGAGGTATATATAAAAATTTATATACAGAATATGACGAAACAGGATATGTAAAAGTCTAATTTCTTCCATATTTATAATAAAACAATATGGATTCATTAAACCAAATATTATTTGACGATAAATCTTTTAGTGATCTATTAAAAGAAATTCACGGTAATCAAAAGAAAAAAGCAAAACAACTTGCATCTTTGATAGCTGAATTACGTCCTTTAGTCCAATCTTTAGGTGATGCTACTGTAGTAGTTCCTTTAATTAAGGAATATATGGAAATTAGTGTTAAAAACGACGACCAACTAATTAAAATGGCTGCTATTGTGCAACGTTTATCAACAAGTACATCTCAAAGTGGGGATGGAGGTTTATTAACAGATGAAGAAATGAGTCAATTAATGGATGTTGCAGAAGAAATTTCAAAAACAGTAGAAGAACCAAAACAAATAGAAGCTCCAGATGATAAGTAGATTAGAGGCTGTAAGAGTACAAGAAGTAATCTTAGATGAAAATAATGAAAGATATAAATCATTAGGGGGATCTAGAGCTGTAGGAACTATATTATATACAAATTTAGATGCTATGACTCCTCAAGATAGAGTAACTAAAGACCTATCATATGCTAGACCTATTTTTTCAGGATTTTTCCAATACCCTACAGTAAATGAAATAGTATATTTAGTTGAAGGACCTAGTTATAATTATTATGATGATGACTCAACTATACCTTATTATATTCCTCCTACAAAAATTCAAAACCATCCCCTACATAATGCATTTCCTAATATATTAGAAATAGATAATGAAATATTATCTAATGAGGAAACAGAGGCAGGAGCACAAACATCAGCAAATGAATATAAACTTTATTTAGGTAAATATTTTCAAGAATTAGAAAATATAAGACCTTTAAGACCTTATGAAGGAGATACTATTGTAGAAGGAAGATTTGGTAACTCTATAAGATTTGGAGCAACAACTTTTAATAATTTACCCGATAAAAATAGATGGAGTAATGAGGGAGAAATAGGAAATCCTATTACTATTATAAGAAACGGTCAAATAGATGATGAACGAGGAGAATCTTTTGAACATGTTCTTGAAGATATAGATGGGGATGCTTCAAGTATATATCTTTGTTCACAACAACAATTATCTGATTTTACTCCTGCATCTATATATCAATTATCTTTTGGAGCTAATTTAAAAGAAAATGAACAAATAATAGAACCAGAACCTGTAGATGAACCTATGCCTAATAATGCAGAAGAAGAAGAAGCACCAACACCTCCTTCACCACCACCTCCACCCCCAATAGAAGAAGAAGAGGAACTAGTAGAAGAAATAGCAGAATATGATGATGCACCAACAGAAAATCAAATGATACTTCCTACAGACGCAATAGGTGATTTACCATATGAAAATCCAGAAAGTTTAGATTTAGATATGGTATTAGGAACTTATGATCCACCACCAGTACATAAAAATGCTACACAAACTTATATGCCTCCTTCTAATGAAAATGTTTATACTGAAGGTCCTTATGGTTTTTATGTATCAGAAGATGGTTTTGATATGGTAATAGATGTTAAAGATAAAAATATGGAAAATATATATAATGAATCATCATTTTCATATAATACAGAACAAGAATTTGTAGAAGCAGTAAAACAACAATTATTTAGTTAAGAAATGGCGTTTAGATTAAAATCATATATTCAAAGTAGAGAAGCTGAAAAATTAAGCATAAATAATATGCCTGGAGTGGATAAAGATGGAGATGAATTATCATCTGAAATGATTATAGGTAATATAGAAAATTTACATAATAATTGTGTAGATCCTATAATGAGACATTTTAATAATCTTCCTGGTAGTAGTGGTAATGGAATAGGAATATCATCAGGATATAGATGTAAAGATTTAAATTCATCAATAAAACCCCCAGGAGTAAAAAATTCACAACATATCCATGGATGTGCTGTTGATTTAATATATGTTGAAGGATATACTTCTGATATAGCTAATTGGATTATTCAAAATTTACCAGCATATCATCAAATGATATGGGAATTTCCTGAAAAAGGAGAATTTAGTCCCTCAAATACTAGTCCTTCATGGATTCATATTTCTTATGTTGAGGGGGATAATCCAAAATTAAATTCTTTAGCATCTAATAATGATAGTTTACATTCAGCAGTAGAAAGTAGTTCAACAGTAAGAAGAGGACCATATACACATGGAATAACAGAAGCAGATCAAACATTAATATAATATGAGTTACGTACCAGAAAACCCAGGCATTTATCAAGGAAACCAAGTAATAATAAATTCAAATAGATTAGTTTTTAATGCTAAAGAAGATAGTATTTTATTATTTTCAAAAGAAGCTATTGGGTTTAGTACACAAGGAAGTTTCCATTTTGATACAAGCCCTGATGAAGGTAAAAGTAAATTTGTAGTAAATTCTCCTAATATTTATTTGGGTTTAGAATTTGATGATACTCTTCCTACCCAACCAGCAGTATTAGGAGATGAATTAGGTGAATTATTAGAAGGTATATTAGAATTATTAGACACTATATCAATGGATATTTGTACAAAAATAACATATGTAGTAACACCTCCAGGGGGAATGACAGGAATAAATCCTGGAAATTTTGGAATATATTCTCAACACCTTTCTGAAATAAATCAACTAAAACTAGATATAGAAAATATAAAAAGTTTAAACACTAAATTAGTATAAAAATGTCTACAGAATCAGTAAGAAATTTAATAAATAATAAGGTAAGTGGTGTTATAACTAGATCTAAACAACAAATAAAAGAAGAGGGTAAAAAACAAGTTATAAAATTAAAACAACAAATACCCTCACCTCAAGAATTAGTAGACAATTTAAAAACAACCCCATCTAATGCTTCATGTACAGGTAAAGGTAAAGAACAGTTTGATAAAAAACATCAAGAAATGTTAGATAAAATAGATAAACTACAACAAGCTGTAGGTAAAAGTTTATCAAAATTAGAAGACATAGAAAGTACATTAAGAGGATTAGTTAACCCAGGAGGAGTATTAGATACAATAAATAATTTAGGAACTACCTTAAACCCTATAGTATCTACTTTAAATATAGTAGTATTAACAGCAAATATATTAGTAAAAATAGTAGGTAATATCCCTCTTCCTCCTAATGGAGCAGGTGTACCCCCAGGACCCATTGTTGAGGGTAAAGACGCGGCAAAAACAGCAATGGGGATAGTAACAGAACTTTCAATGTTAATATTATCTTTAACTTTTATAGTGTCAATTTATACTGGTAAAGTTAATAAAATATTAGATATGTTAACTATGGGTATAATGAAATTATCTATGTTAAAAGATCAATTAGATAAATTAGTAATTCAAGCACAATTTATGAAATTAGAATTTGAAAGCGCTTGTGATGATTTATTAAATTCAGAAAGTGGAGCAACATTCCCTGGATCGGGAACAGGATTAAATGGATCAGGAGGACCAGGAGGATTAGGAGGTAATCTTATAAATGGAAACAATATAGGATCTTTAGCAGGAGGTATGTCTCTTGAAGATTTAATAGCACACACAGAAATGTTATATGGTAATATATTAGCAGGATTACAAGCTAGAGGAGATACTAAAGCTTTAGAAAGAGTATCATTATTACAACAAAATATGAAAGAATGGAAACAAAGATATAATATTAGTTTCAAAATCATTAAAATTTAAAAATTATTTATATTTATAACAAACAACAATAAACAACAATGAAAGCAAAAACATTTGAAAATCTAATCAGAAAAGTAGTTAGAGAAGAAATCGATTATGCGTTACGTAGAGAAATGAAAACACTTAAAGAAGATTTAAGTGGAAATTTAAAACCAACAATCACAGAACATTCTGAAAGATTAGTTGAAGTTCCTGAAGTTTCTGAAACCGCAAAAAATTCTTTAAGAGAAAAAATTATGGGTACACAACCTATAAAACAACCAACAAGAAATTTTACAGGAAATTCGGCACTAAATGATTTATTAAATGAAACAGCACAAGGAGATACAAACCTGAATTCAGGACATGCTCCTGTAAGTCTAACAGAACCCTTTGCGGCAGGAGGACCATTACCTATGGAAACAACAGGTATGCCAACTGAAGTAGCAAACGCAGTAACAAGAGATTATAGTGGTTTAATGAAAGCAATAGAAGCTAAAAAAGGAAGATAGTGGCTATACTAAAACAAATAGGAAGAAATCCATTAGATGTTAATAAAAACGTCAGGATAGGGGTGGCCTTTCCTTTAGACGATGAAAATATGTTTACAGGAACATTAACTACTAAAGAACAAGCAAAAGCAAATCTTCTTAATGTATTATTAACATACCCAGGTGAAAGAATTAATATGCCTAATTTTGGAGTAGGATTAAAAAAACTTTTATTTGAAACTAAAATAGATTTAATAACATTAAAAGAAAAAGTTAAAAGACAAACATCCTTTTATGTACCTAATATAAAGGTAAGAGATGTAAAAACACAAATATCACAAGATAAAAGAACATTATTTGTTTCTATATATTTTACAAACATAGCAGATAATACCTCAGACGCAATACAAATAAATTTTAATCAATAATGGCATATTCAAAAGTATCAAATCAAAATCAAGATAAAGATGTAAAATATATAAGTAAAGATTATAATTCTTTTAAAAACAAATTAATGGAATTTACTAAATCTTATTTTCCTAATAATTTTAATGATTTTAGTGAAGGTAATCCAGGAATGATGTTTTTAGAAATGGCAGCTTATGTGGGGGATGTACTATCTTTTTATACAGATACTCAATTAAGAGAATCAATTTTAACTTCAGCTCAAAATAAAGAAAATCTATATAATATAGCGTATACTCTTGGTTATAAACCTAAAGTAACAGCAGCAGCAAGTGTAGATTTAAATATATCTCAATTAGTACCCTCATTAGGAGCAAGTGGTGATTATGAACCAGACTATGATTATGCTTTAAATATAAATACTAATTCAACTTTTATATCTACCGAAGGACCTACTTTTTATACATCTAAAGATGCTAGATTTTCTTTTTCATCTTCACTTGAACCTACAGATATAAGTATTTATCAATATGATGTTTCAAATAATCCAGAATATTATTTACTTAAAAAAACAATACCAGCTATATCTGGAGAAATAAAATCACAATCTTTTATTTTAGGTTCATCCCCAAAATACTTAACTTTATCTTTATTTGATACAGATATAATATCAATAGAATCTATTACAGATTTAGATGGTAATGAATATTATGAAGTTCCTTTTTTAGCTCAAGATACTATTTTTGAAGAAATAACTAATAATGCTACAAATGATCCTGAATTACATCAATATAACGCGCAAACACCCTATCTTTTAAAATTAAAAAAAGTATCAAAAAGATTTACAACAAGAGTAAAAACAAATAATAAATTAGAAATACAATTTGGAGCAGGGATTAGTGACAAAGCAGATGAACAAATAATACCAAACCCTGATAATATAGGATTAGCAACTAAAGATGGAAGATCAGCGCTAGACCAATCATATGATCCTTCAAATTTCTTATATACTAGAGCATATGGTCAAGTACCTTCAAATACAACATTAATAGTAAAATATCTTGTAGGGGGAGGATTAGCATCTAATGTAAATTCAAACACAATAACAGAAACAGGATATGTAAGAGTAACTCCAAAACCAAATATAAACCAAAGCATGTTAAATTTTGTTAAATCTTCTATATCTGCTACTAATGTAGAAGCAGCTAGAGGAGGGGGCAGTAGTGAAACTATGGAAGAAGTTAGAATGAACACAATGGCTCATTTTGCCTCCCAAAATAGAACAGTAACTAAAGAAGATTATTTAATTAGAACCTTATCTATGCCAGCTCAATTTGGAAGAGTAGCTAAAGCTTATATAATGCAAGATGATCAAACATCTCCTTTAACTACAGAACCTAATCGTATTCCTAATCCTTTAGCTTTAAATTTATATACTTTGGGATATGATCAAGATAAATTATTAACAAGATTAAATAACGCTACTAAAACAAATTTAGCAACTTATTTAGAACAATATAGAATGCTAACAGATGCAATTAATATTAAAGATGCTTTTGTTATTAATTTTGGTTTAGATTTTGAAATAACAGTATATAAATCTTATAATAATCAAGAAACATTACTTAATTGTATCACAGAATTAAAAAATTATTTTAAAATAGATAAATGGCAAATAAATCAACCTATTATAGAATCTGAAGTAATGAATTTAATTGGAGGCGTAAAAGGAGTCCAAACAGTAGAAGCTGTTAGATTTGAAAATAAAAGTGGTACAGCTTTAGGTTATTCACAATATAAATATGGATTTAAAGGAGCAACAAAAAATGGAGTAATTTATCCTTCAATGGATCCAAGTATTTTTGAAATAAAATACCCAAACGCAGATATTAACGGACGTGTAACAACATATTAAAATGGCATATTACTTTATTTTTCCCGAAAAAGACACAACATTATATAGTCACCCTGATCGTATTAATATGAACTCAGGGGGTGATGAAATCCTTGAATTAGTAAAAGAAAGAGGAACAACAAATAATTACAATTATCCTTCAAGAATACTAATGGCATTCTCAGAAGCTAATTTAAAAGAAGCCTTAGATATAATTAACGATGTAAATCAGGGTACAGAATTTACTGATGCAAAAACAAACCTACAATTAACATCAATACAGGGAAAAAATTTAACATCAACACAATTATTACAAGTATTTGCTGTTTCACAATCATGGAATGAAGGAACAAATAAATATTTAAATTTACCTTCAGCATCTAGTGGTGCTACGTGGCTTTATAGAGATAATTCTATTGAAGCTACAAGATGGACTACATCTTCTTTTTCAGTAGCAACAACAGGATCTATAAAAAGTGGTTCAATAGTAACAAAAGGAGGAGGAGTATGGTATACAGGTAGTGGTTATGAATCTTCACAACAATTTTTAAATGGAAATACTTTAGACACTAATTTTGATGTTACAGATATTGTAACAAAATTTTCTCAAAGCTTAGTTAATAGTTCAACAGGAATAAATAATAATGGATTTTTAATTAAACAAATAGATAGTGTAGAATCTAATGTATCTACTAGTTTTGGTGAATTACAGTATTTTTCTTCTAATACTCACACTATATATCCTCCATCATTAGTATTTAAATGGGATGATTCAGTTAACCAAACAAATAATTATGACACAGGTTCGGTTGCAAGAAGTGGTAGTATACATGTAAGTATGTATAATAATAAACCAGAATATAATCAAAATGAAATAGGTAAATTTAGATTTCAAGTAAGAAATAAATATCCTGTAAGAACTTTTTCTACTTCTTCAAATTATATAAATAATTTAAGATTTAAAAGTGGTAAAAATTGTATATATAGTATAAGAGATGCTCACACAGAAAGAGAAATAATTCCTTTTGATGAAAATTATACAAGATTAAGTCACGATGAAGAAAGTAGTTTTTTTAGAGTTTTCATGAATGGTTTACAACCCGAAAGATATTATCGTATATTAATTAAACATAACAACTTAGACGGAACTATGGTTTATGATAACGATTATACTTTTAAAGTTGTAAGATAATGGCAGATAAAAAAATAGAATTAACTAAAAAAATTATTAGTCATAGAAAATCTAATAATATTTATTCAAAATCTTTTAATGATTTACAAAAATCATCAAGAATTTTAGATGATGATAAAATAGAAGAAATATATAATAATTTATTTTATAAAATTCCAAAAGAAGGAAAAAATTCTCATGAATCTATAATTATACAAAGTAAAGATTATTTATACCCCCAAATAAACAAAAGATTAGAAGATAAAATAGATACTTTAGTTAATAGAATAGAGGGCCTTCAAAAAGAATTAAATGATTTAAGAAAACCACCCCCAGAACACCCAGACTACCCTAATGGATCTATGTTAACAGCAGGAACTTTTGATGGAGGACAATATCAAGCAATGCAAACTGTTTATTATATGCAAGAGGGTAAAAAAAGAGCATTTGCAAGTGCAGAACTTTATTATATTGTTAGAAAAGCAGAAAAATATCCAGGAGAAAATTGGAGTGAATTAATTTTTTTAAGTGTTAATGATTTAAATGCAATACCAGATGGTAAAAAAATAACATCTAATTCTTCTTTATCTTCTAAAAACATAGACGCAGATTATGGGGATATTTATCAGAGATTACCTTATTATACTTTAGACTTATATTGTGAAGGTAGAGAAGCAAACGATACTTTAGATTTAGTTAATGGGGATTTTTGGTTAGATACAGATGAAGATGATGCTTGTACTGTTAGGTATATTAAAAATTCATTTGATGGGGATGAACATTTAGGAGAATCTTATAAATGGAGTGTAGAAACACAAACAATAGGAGTAGGAAAAACAAAAACAATTAAATTTGCAAAAGATGATGACGTTCAAAATCTACAAGGAATACCATCTGAATTTACAGAAGATGATTATAATGCAGAATATAATTATGCACTTGATGTCCAACAAACAGGAGTAAGACATTGGGGTAAAGATGCAAGATTTAAAGGAATAGTATATGCTGAAGGAAGATTAACAATAACAGAAGGGGGAGACGCATTTAATACAAAACAACATGGACCAATATCAACTGGATTAACTTTTGATGAAGTAATGCCTAGTGGAGTAAGAAAAATATATTCAAGTTGTAGACAACCAGATGGAGTTTATGAAGATCCTTGTTATGGAGATTTAAATCAATGGGGAAGTACTCTTCGTAATGCGTTTGATGATCCCACTTTTGAATATTATAAAAAAACAATTAGGTTTGA